TATCGTTCTGTGTGATCAAGCACAAAAAACAATATCTATGCATTCAACACACATACAGTTCCTTGTGGATCAATACGGTGTTGCAAACGTGGCCTGGTTCATTCGCCTCATGAAACGTGGCACCCCTCCGGAGCAACTGGCCAGCTATTGCGTGCCCAACCCGCAGGACAGCAGGCGCGACGGTGTTTTCCGGGCCTTGCAGTACGCCTCGACCGTGCCCAACTCGATGCTGCCTCCCGAGATCCTGGGAGCCTTAAAGCCATGACCCAACGAGAATACGCCAAGCATGCCGGTGTTTCGCATGGCTACGTCACACAACTGGCTGCGAAGGGAATGCCGATGCATAGTCCCGAGGCCGCAGATGCCTGGCGCAAGAAAAACATCCGGGCCAAGTCCACGACGCAACACATAGAAACACCGCCCACACCAGAACCCACCGCAATCGAACAAGAAGGCCCCTACAGGCCCGCGGAAGCCTCGAACCCTATCGACACAGCCACCGCGGCTATCGACTCGCCACAGGGCGCCTATGAGCGCCAGAGGCAAATCGAGCGTGCAGCCTACGACCTGGCAGTCGAATCGCTCCGGGGCGGTCGAGCCGATGCAGGCCGCCTGGTGGCGATCCATGCCGCGGCAGCCAAGAACCTGACATCTGCGCGGGAAGAGGTTATCGCCCAGGCCGAGAAGGAACGGCGCCTGGTCAGCGGCGACTGGGTGCGCCGGGTCATGCAGGAGCACGACGGGGCGGTGGCCTCCCTACTGAAGGCCATGCCGAAACAGCTCTCCGGCCGTATTGCCCCACACGACCCGGAGCACTGCGAAATCGAGTTAACCAGGTGGGTGCAGGAGGTGGCGCTCAAGACACTACACAACACCGACCCATGGAAATCCTGACCGACCTCCAGCGCTCCCTCCTGGACTACCGCCGGAGCCTCTACCGCCCGACCCCGCAGCAGACGGTGGTCGAATGGTCCGAGGCCAACCTCAGGCTGACCCAACGGCAGACCGAGCACCCAGGGCCGTTCTCCACCTCGGTCAGGCCATACACCCGGGAGCCCATGGAGGCCTGGAAAGATCCATCGGTCTCCGAGGTGACGCTGTGCTGGGGATCGCAGACCAGTAAGACGACCACCCTGATGGCCGGCCTGGCCTGGCTGATCGCCAACGAGCCCAGCCCGGCCTTGTGGCTCATGCCCTCGGAGAATCTGGCCCGGTCATTCTCTAAGAGCCGATGGCTTCCCATGCTGGAGGACAGTCCGACCATGCTCGAATGCTTCCCGGCCGAGGCCGACAAGATCACCAACCTGGAGCAGAACTTTACACGGTCGACCCTGACTTTTGTCGGATCCAACAGCCCGGCCAACCTAGCCTCCCGCCCGGTACGGGTGCTGATCGCCGACGAGGTAGACAAGTTCGCCGAGGCTACAGCCAAGGAGGCCGACGCCTTAGATCTGGCTGAACAGCGCCTTAAGAGCTTTTCAAGTAGCAAGGCTTTCATGACCAGCACGCCCACGGTGGTCGAAGGCCGGATCTGGCAGCGCTTCCTGCGCGGTGACCAGCGGCGGTACTACCTGCCCTGCCCACACTGCCGGGAGCTGATCAAGCTCGAATGGCGCCAGGTGACCTGGGACGACGCCAAGACCGAGGACGGCAAGCACGACCTGGCCAAGATCCGGGCCTCCGCGCACTACGTCTGCCAGCTCTGCCTCGGCAAGATCACCGACGCCCACAAAGTGGCAGCCCTCCGGCACGGCCAATGGCGCCCGGAGAATCCAAACGCAATGCCCGGCGTGCGGTCCTACCACCTGTCGAGCCTCTACAGCCCGGATCGCAAGTGCACCTGGGGACATCTGGCCGTCGCCTTCATCGAGGCCAAGGCATCCATGGCCGGCCTGCAGGGCTTCATTAACGGCAACTTGGCCGAGCCTTGGGAGCAGCAGGATGTGCAACAGGAACGACCCGAGGCCTCTGCCGCGGTCACGATCACCGGTGGCCGCCGGTACCTTACCGCCGACGTCCAGGCCGTGGCGCCGTTCCTCTGGTGGGTCTGCCGGGAATGGAAGGACGGCAACAGCACCCTGGTGGCTGCCGGCCATGCCGATGACTTCGCAGCCCTGCGACGGGTGCAGGTGGCTCTGGAGGTGCACGACATGGATGTGGGCATTGACTCAGGCTTCAACACCCAGACGGTGTACGACGCCTGCGGCAGTTATTCCTCGGTGACCTCCAACCCTATCAGCTACCCGTGCGGCCTGCGGTTCCCACCGGAGGGCGGTCTCCGAAAGCCTGCCCTGGTAGGATGGCTGCCGCTCAAAGGCCGGGAGACCGGCGCCCGGTTCACGACAGCCACCGGAGCCGTGCACCCGTTCGGCCTGTCGACGTCTTCCTCGATGCGGACCGACGTGGTGCAACCACTCCTGGTGTTCGACACCGAGCACCTGCGGGATATGCTGTCCAGGCTGCGGAAGGGCGACATCGACCGGGAATGGGGCGTGCACCAGGAGCCTCCCAGCGTCCAGGCCGAAGGCGCCTATATGGCCGATCCGGATCTCTACTGGCGCCACCTCGACTCTCACCTGCTGCGGCCCCAAGCCAACCGCGCCGGCCGCATTAAGCACGTCTGGGTCAAACGCAACCAAAAGTGGCCCGACCATCTGCACGACTGCGAGATCATGCAGCTCGCCATGGTGATGCTCTGGAATGACCTCGCGTCAAGTGATGTCCAGTCTTAGCTAAGCCATTGAACAGGCCAAAAAATGTGAAAGCCTCCAGCCCGAGGTGTTCACTTTCACGGTCGCAATCAAGCGTGCCTATCTTCGCAGTGTCTACAGCGCCCTCGGTGGCGCCACACTGCTGGCCGCCCTGACCTCGAAGGTCATTGCCGCGGCCTCGGTGATCGAGTCGGGCCAGGTGGTCCGGTCGACGTCTTCCTCGGATGTCTCGGTCGAGTTTGCCGAGCCCGGTAAGGGCGCCCCCACGCCTTCCGAGATGGTCGAGATGTGGGAAAGCCTGATCGCCGACTGCGAGCTGGCTGTCTACCTACTCGGCCAGGACGGAATCGCCGCCCCTACCGATACCCAGATCTTCAACAAAATGATGGCCGTCGTCCTGGTCGCTGTGACCAGTTACGGCGGTGACTTCTCGAACTTCCGTCGAGAGGGCGCCATCAGAACGGGGATGAGCTAATGGGATTCCTCGACAACATCCTGGCCAAGTTCCGGTCGGCCCCTGTGAACCGCTACGAGGGCGCTTCCAACTCGATCCGGCGTTCGTTCCTAGACACCAGCTACACCTCAGTGCGGTTCGATGTCACTGCCTCGACCCGGCAGCAGATCGTCCGAAAGAGCCGATTCTTCGAGCAGAACAACGCGGTGATGAACCGCCTGGGTGACCTGTTCGAGAACTACACCGTCGGCAGCAACTTCAGTGTGCAGCCGGCTTCCTCGGATCCCGACTGGAATCTCCGCGCCAAGAAATGGTGGGACACCTGGAGCCGTTACCCTGACATCGGATCCCGGCAGTCTTTCGGCACCCTCATGAGCCTGGCCGCCCGTGGCTGGTTCTACGATGGCGAATCCTTCCTACTTCTGACCAAGGGCGACTCGGGCCGCCCCCGTCTTCAGCTCATCGAGCCGCAACAGGTGGCAACACCTACCGGCCAGGAGCAATCGCCGGACATCTTCGATGGAGTCCGGTTTGATACCAAAACAGGCCGAGCTCTTTCCTACTTTATTGGGCAGGAAACGAACCAAGGCCAACTCACCGAAGTCCGGTCAATATCGTCCGACTCCATCGTCCACATCTACGAGGCCCAGCGTGCCGGCCAGCTCCGCGGCCTGCCCTTCGTGGCGTGCGTCATTAACGACCTGCACGACCTGGACGACCTCCAGAAGCTGGAGATGGAATCTTGCAAGTTGGCCTCCAGCGTGGCCCAGGTGATCAAGACCAGCTCCGGGGAGGTGCAGGCGAGCAGCCTCCGCTCCGGTGTGGTCGGTAGCCAAGGCACCGCCCAGACCTACTACGAGAACGTGTTCGGCTCGACGGTCAAAGTCCTGAAGTCCGGGGACGAGTTCGAGCAGTTCCAGGCTGACCGCCCCAACGTCAATATGCGCGAATACTGGCGCAGCCTGACCGAGAAGGTGTGCGCCGGCGTCGGCATCCCCTACGTCCTGGTGTTCCCGGAGGGAATGCAGGGCACGGTCTACCGCGGCGCCCTGGATATGTCCTCGGTGTGGTTCCGGAGCCGTCACCAGGTGATGGCCTCGGCCGCCCGTAGGATCTGGGAATATGTCATGGAGTACGCCATCCGGGTGGATCCCAGCCTGCGCGATTCTCCCGATGATTGGTACGAGGTGGCCATCCAGGCGCCCCGCTCGCCTAACGTCGACGTCGGCCGCAACTCTGCCGCACAGCTCGCAGAACTTGGTGCCGGCGTCACCACCTACGACGAGATTTACGGCGCCCGAGGCATCGACTGGCGATCTGCCTTAGAGGCCAAGGCCCAGCAGGCCCGGTACATCCAAGACCTGGCCAATAAATACGGCCTCGATGTCTCCGAGATCTCGACCGCCCAGAAGCAGGCTATCGCACCCGAGCCGGCCGAGATGGCTATCGAGCAGGCGCCCTCGGAGACTATGCCCGAGGCTATCCCGTCTGAGCCTCCCCAGGAGGTGGTTGCTGTGGCTAAGAAACGGAAACCCAGATCCAAGAAATCAGAATGACCAAGATTAACAACTGGCTTTCCTACCAGCCCCGGGCCTCAGCCTCGGAGCCTGCCACCCTCCAGATCTTCGATCAGATCGGTGAGGACTGGTTCGGCGGATCCGGAATCTCGGCCAAGGCTTTCAGCCAGGCCCTGCAGGACGTCGGCCAAGGCCCTCTGGTGATCGAGATCAACAGCCCCGGCGGTAACGTCTGGGACGGCCTGGCCATCTACAACATGCTGCGAGGGCGGCAGGCGCCAGTCACCACCCGGGTGGTCGGTATCGCTGCCTCGATTGCTTCGATCATCGCCCTGGCCGGCGACACTGTTGAGATCGCCGACGCTGCCCTGTTTATGATTC